GTACTAAAGAAAGAAAAATGAGCTACTCAGTCTTCGACTCAGAAAACAAGAAAGATCATATGACTGTCAAAGCTTTCTTTGACGACGCTCCTACTATTGCTCGATATGACAAAGTGAAGTACCCGTGGCTAGAGAAGTTGACTGACAAGCAGCTCGGCTTCTTTTGGCGTCCAGAAGAAGTTGACATCTATAAGGACGCCAAAGACTTTAAGGACTTAACACCACATGAACAACATATCTTCACTTCGAACCTCAAAAGACAGATACTTCTGGACTCGGTTCAAGGTCGAGCACCCACAGCCGCCTTTGGGCCAATATGCTCTCTTCCAGAGCTTGAGACTTGGATACAAACATGGACCTTCTCAGAAACAATCCACTCAAGAAGTTATACGCATATTATTCGGAACATCTATCCAAATCCTAGTAAAGTCTTCGACGAGATCTCAAGCATCTCGGAGATCATTGACTGCGCGAAAGACATTAGCAAATACTACGACGAGTTGATTTATTATAATAACAACATTCCTGTAAATACAGTGCTTGGCTATCAATACGAGCATAAGCACGCTCTGTGGCTTGCACTCATGTCAGTAAACATTCTTGAAGGAGTACGTTTCTATGTCTCGTTTGCATGTTCGTGGGCTTTCGCAGAAGTTAAGAAAATGGAGGGTAACGCCAAGATTATTAAGTTCATCGCTCGAGATGAGAACCTTCACCTCGCTGGGACACAGCAACTACTCAAGGCGCTTCAGAAAGAAGACGAAGACTTCGCCAAGATTGCGGAAGAGACTAAAGAAGAGTCAGTCAGGCTTTTCGTTGACGCTGTTAACCAAGAGAAAGCTTGGGCGAGTTATCTATTTCGAGACGGCTCGATGGTTGGTCTCAACGAGGCTCTCCTAAGTGAATATATAGAATGGATTGCTAATAAGCGTATGACAGCCGTAGGATTGTCATCACCTTATAAGGGAGGTAGCAATCCACTTCCTTGGACACAGAAGTGGATCTCTGGAGCAGAAGTGCAGGTAGCACCACAAGAGACTGAAATTACATCTTACGTAGTCGGCGGCGTGAAGAAGGACGTGTCGGCTGATACATTTAAAGGATTTTCGTTATGAAAGAATCTGATGACTATAAGCGTGGATGGTATGACGGCTATCAAGCTGCACAACGACATAATCCAACGATTACTCAGCCACCAATAACAATACCAAATACAAAATGCCTTCTTTGTGGTATTGAATTTGGAACTGGTGCTTGGGGATACGTGTGCCATCATCCAAATTGCCCAACCAAAATTACTGCGTTAGGAACAATAACTACAGATCAAACAAAATAAGGAAGAAGAAGAATGGAATTTGAGTGCGACGATTGTTCAGAACAGTTTGAGATAATCACGGATAGCCTTGAGAGTCCAAAGTACTGTCCATTTTGTGGCGGTTTTATTTCCATAGATTCGGATGAAGAAGACGAAGATTTAGAGTACGACGACGAATGAAACTTGATTTAGACTACAGAGTAGACTATCTACGAGTAGTAGAAATATATCATCACGTAGTAGCTATTGGTGGTCTGGCCTTGTACGGCTTTTCTTGGACTGCAGCCGCTATAGTGTTCTTCTCTTATTTTGTTTGTCTTCTTGCAAATGAGATAGCGCTTCATCGATACATGTCTCATAAGAGCTTTAAAACTACTAAGTTTAAAGATCATTGCTTATTAGTACTATCTTTGTTCGTATACTTGGGTCCACCGCTGTGGTTCGTGGGTACACATAGAATGCATCATGCGTTTGCTGATACTGAAAAGGATCCTCACAGTCCATTCTTTGCAGGACCATTGAGAATATGGATGTTCTACTGGAATAAGTACACCATTCCGCGTAGATTCTTGAGAGATCTATACAAAGACAAGAGACATATATTCATCACGAGATACTATATACCGATCGTGCTGTTAATGGATCTCTGTATGTTCTTGATCTCACCGTTCTTCTTTTGCTTCTTTATGCTGGGTGTCGTAGTATTCTATCATGCTCTTATGGCTGTCAACGTGTTCGGTCACATGGATGAGAAGTACAAGACATATAAAGATGCACCCGGTTCAGACATTCCAATTTTAGCATGGATCTCGTTTGGCGCCAGCAATCATAACACACATCATAAGTTTGAAAAGAGTTATCATCAAAGTATGGACGGCAAGTTTGACTTGATGGGTACTCTCATTAAAAAATTCTTGATGAAGTGAAATAAATATGGGGAAGGAGATTCCCCATGTCTTATGATAATCCTTGGCTACATAATGGTCAAATAGTAGAGCCCGATCAAGTTGACACTTACGTTGGATTCGTTTATAATATAATTAACTTATCCAACAATAAGCAGTACATCGGCAAGAAGCTCTTCACCAAATCCAAGACAAAACAAGTTAAGGGCAAGAAGAAGAAGCTTAGAGTCGCGTCTGATTGGCAAGATTACTATGGGTCTAACAAAGAACTCCAAGAAGATGTAGCTAATCTTGGTATACATAATTTCAGGCGTGAAATTCTGAGGCTTTGTAAGACTAAGGGTGAATGTAGCTACTATGAAGCCAAGTACCAGTTCGAAAATGATGTACTTTTGAATGAAGCTTATTATAACTCCTGGATCATGGTTAAAGTATCAAGTAAGCATCTGAAGACCTGCGTTTAGCAAAAGCTCTTTTTCTACCTTCACTAACGCGCTTCCTATATTCTTCTGTCTGCATATAGGATCGATCTATTTTTCTTAATTTTTGTCTTTTTTCTTCAGAAGCTATCTTTCCTTTCATAACTTTACTATGATGTTTTTTCCATTCTTCTGATCTTTTTCCGGAATTACCATCTCCTCCATGAGTACGATTACGAAGAATTCCTGTACCAAGATCTTTGCGACCATACCAACGTATGTAACGTCTCTCTAAAGCTAGGGCTCCTAGCTCAGTCAAATTCTTTTCTAAGAAAACTATTCTGTTTGGATTATTTGGTAAACGAACATCATGACTAGGATCATATGCTCTAGATCCTTTGCCTTTACCAATGTAATAGGGAGTGTTATCTTCGCGAAGATACGCGTATACGTAATAAATATTCATAGCTGGAACCTCCTACTTAGGTCTAGAGTCTGTGGGAATTCCCGTTCCGCGACAGACATTCTTATTTATAAAATAGTGTACTTTTAGCAGCAAGTTTGGTATTATACTAATAATGCCCACGTAGCCCAACAGGCAGAGGCAGGAGACTTAAAATCTCCAAAGTGTCGGTTCGAATCCGACCGTGGGTACCAACAATGAGAAAGACGATGAAAGAGTTTAATCTTGACGAAGTGGTTCAATTTATCCGCGATACTTCGCCTGCCACCTCCATCTATATTGGAGCAGATAGTGAACGCTACCGTGGCAGGGATGAACAGTGGTACGCTGACTACACAGTTGCTGTTGTTATACACATGGACTCATCTAAAGGCTGTCGTGTATTCGGAAAAGTTGATACCGAACGTGATTATGACAAGCGCCACGATCGTCCTGCTGTTCGTCTTATGAACGAAGTGTATCGCGCTTCTCAGATGTACCTTGACTTACTCGAAGCTATCGGCGAGCGTCACTGCGAAGTCCATCTTGACATTAATCCAGATGAGATGCACGGTTCTTCTTGTGTCATTCAGCAGGCTACTGGCTACATTCGTGGTATGTGTGGCTTTGCACCTAAGGTTAAGCCAGAAGCTTTCGCAGCATCGTATGCCGCTGATCGTCTGAAAGAGATCTTAGAGCATTAATGTACAAAGCAAAACCAGAAGACGGAGTCGTGTGGATCACCGGTGCTTCTCGTGGCATCGGCCGCGCGACTGCGTTGGAAATGGCAAACAGAGGTTATAAAGTAGTAGTCACAGCTCGAACTGAAAGCGATCTTCGTGAGCTCGCTAACAGTCATGAGAACATCAACTACATATCAGCTGACGTAACAAATAGAAGCTCTATGAGAGCACTCGTCGACTTGATCGAGACTATCATTGGTCCGATCAGTCTGGCTTTCCTGAATGCGGGTGGCCACTTCATGGCAGGTGCTGATATGTTCGGTGACTCGTTCAGAAAGTCTATGGACTTAAACTTCTACGGCGCTCTGAACTGTGTTGAGTTCTTGTTACCTAAGATGCTGAAGAGGAAACAGGGTCAGATCGTGTTCATGTCCTCTGTTTCTGGATACGGCGGTCTTCCTCTCTTTAATCCAGCTTACATCGTTTCTAAGTCTGCTACCATTACTTTAGCAGAGTCTATGAAGCAACAGCTGGAAGATAGGAACATCAACGTGCAAGTAGTGTGTTCTGGATTCGTCTCTACGAGTCTAATTCCCCGAAAAGTTATCAAGACACCGTTCGTTGTAACCGCAGAAGAAGCGGCCAAGATCATAGTGGATGGATTAAATAGCAATAAGTTTGAGATAACATTCCCTAAGTTTGGAGTGTTTCTCATGAAGCTGACTAATATAATGCCTTACTGGTTGTATTTTCTGATAGTAAAACTCGGAATAAAGTACGTAATTCGTAAACGCTAAGGAGAAGTGAAATGGAAGTTTGGGCAGAGCCGAGAGCATCGGCAGTAGAATACGACGAGGGCCTGCGCAAGTATATGCTGCAGGTCTATAACTACATGACTTTTGCACTCGCTGTGAGTGGATTAGTTTCTATTGGTATCTCATCTTCGCCTGCTGCTATGGCGTTCATCTGGGGTACATGGTTCAAGTGGGTAGCCATGTTCTTACCTCTTGGTATGAGCTTGCTGTTTATGGGTGCCATCGGAAATATGAATGCTTCGGGCGCCAAAGTCTTCTTGACTGTCTTCGCTGCAGCTATGGGATTGAGTTTAAGTTCTATCTTTGCCATCTTTACTAGCGCAAGCATCACACAAGTATTCTTCATCAGCGCAGCAACTTTTGGCGTAGCATCTTTATATGGCTACACTACTAAAAAGGACTTGACATCTTTTGGTTCATTCCTTATAATGGGTGCTCTAGGGTTGGTCATAGCCGGTGTAGTTAACCTGTTCTTGCAGAGTTCGATGTTTGCTTTTGTTATCAGCTGTCTTGGTGTGTTGATTTTTACCGGTCTGACTGCATACGATACACAGCAGATCAAGGAAACTTATGACGCCGCATATTCAGGCGAGAAAGAAAAGATGGGTGTGGTTGGTGCATTGCAATTGTATCTTGACTTCATCAACATCTTCATTAATCTTCTTCAACTGATCGGCGACAAGAAGTAATAAGTAATAAG